CCCTCCCTCGCAGCCGGTCCCCGGTCACACCCCACCCTCTGCAATGAGCAAGCGTCGGAACCGAGACGCATTCGGGTAGGCGCGCGTGTGATCGGGGTTAATTTGGAAAGGACCGACCAAATGCCTGCTGGTCGCCCTTCGTTGTATGATCCCAAGTATTGCGATGACGTAATCCGCATGGGGAAAGAAGGCTTTTCCGTTGTCGAGATGGCGGCAGAGATTGGCGTTTCGCGCAATACCCTGGAAACCAATTGGACCGAGGCCCACCCGGAATTTCTGGAAGCCTTTACACACGCGATGCAATGCTCACAGGCTTGGTGGGAACGCGCGGGCCGCATTGGCATGATTGAGAACAACATCAGCGCGCCGATTTGGTCGCGTTCGATGGCCGCTCGTTTCCCGCGTGACTGGCGCGAAGTGAAGGGAACGGAACTGACCGGCAAGGACGGCGGGCCGATCCAGACCGACAACAAGACCACCGAGATTAGGCGGACCATTGTCGATCCTGCAAATCCCGACGCCGCGTAAGTTTGTCCCGTTACTAGGACCAGCTCGCTACAAGGGCGCACATGGCGGAAGAGGTAGCGGCAAGAGCCACTTCTTTGCCGAGCTATTAGTTGAGAAGGCAATCCTGCAACCCGGCCTTCGCGCTGCCTGCGTTCGTGAGGTTCAGAAGTCGCTAAAGAACAGCGTGAAGCTTCTGGTTGAGGACAAGATACGCAAGCTAGGCGTTCAAGACCAGTTCGAGATACTGGAAGCAGAGATCAGAACGCCCGGTGGCGGTCTAATCATGTTCCAGGGGATGCAAAACCACACGGCGGACAGCATCAAGTCGCTAGAGGGTTTTGACGTTGCCTGGGTTGAGGAAGCGCAGAGCCTATCGCAGCGCAGTCTAGACCTGTTGCGCCCGACCATTCGCAAGCCCGGTTCGGAACTATGGTTTAGCTGGAACCCTGCCAAGCCGACCGATCCGGTTGACGTATTGCTAAGGGGCGAGAACCCGCCGCAAGACAGCGTAGTGATCGAGGTCAACTGGAACGACAACCCGTTCCTGCCTGCCGAGCTAAGGGCTGACCTAGAGGACGACCGCAAGCGCGATCCCGACAAGTTCCTGCACGTTTGGGAAGGCCATTACAGCCTGAACAGCGAAGCGCGGGTGTTTCGTAACTGGAAGATCGAGGCATTCGATCCGCCTGCCGATGCGGTTCACAGGTTCGGGGCAGACTGGGGCTTTGCGGTCGATCCGACTGTATTGGTGCGCTGCCACGTTGAAGGCCGCAAGCTGTTTGTAGATGCCGAGGCCTGGCAAGTCGGTTGCGAGATCGACAAGACCCCGGCGCTGTTTGACACCATCCCTGGAAGCCGCAAGTGGCTAATCCGGGCTGATAGCGCCAGACCTGAGACGGTCAGCTACATGAAGCGGCAAGGCTTCAGGATAACACAGGCGGTCAAAGGCCCCGGCTCAATTGAAGACGGGATAGAGTTTCTGCGCTCGTTCGACATTATCGTGCATCCCCGCTGCAAGAAGGTGGCGGAGGAACTGACGCTCTACGCTTACAAGGTTGACGACCACACGGGCGACATTCTCCCCGTTCTGGAAGACAAGAACAATCACACGATTGATGCGCTGCGCTACGCCTTAGAGGAACTGCGCCGCACCGGATACAAACCACGGCAACAACAGTCAGGCCCGCCGCGTGATCGGTGGGATCGGGCATTCAAGGGTAAGGAGGAAGGCGCTTCATGGAAGACAGCGTGACCCTTGAGCAGCTCGTCCGCGAGTTTGAGGCTGCCGAGGATGCAACCGTTGACGCGCGCCGTAATGCGGAACGCTGCCAGGATTACTTCGACGACAAGCAGCTAACCGCAGAGGAAGAGGCTACGCTCAAGAAGCGCGGCCAACCTGCCGTTGTGTTCAATGAGATCAAGCCCAAGGTCAAAACGATGCTGGGGCTGGAAAAGCAGACCCGCAAAGACCCGAAGGCATTCCCGCGCAATCCGCAGGACGAGGACTCCGCACGCGCTGCAACCGATGCAATCCGCTTTGTCTGCGATGATAGCAATTGGGACGACGTTCGTTCCAAGGCGGCAAAGAACATTGCCATTCAGGGAACGGGCATTGCGTTCATCGGGGTAAAGCAGACCCGCAGCGGCTTTGATCCGGACATTCGCCGCATCGCCTGGGATCGCTTCTATTACGACCCGCACAGCGCCGAGGACGACTTCGAGGACGCCAAGTTCAAGGGCATTGTCGTTTGGATGGACCTTGACGACGCCATCGCGGCTTATCCTGAGGGCAAGGACGCGCTGACCGATACCTGGCGGCAGGCTCAAGGGTCTGAGACTTATGACGACAAGCCTAAGTGGAACATGTGGGCCGACCACAAGCGCCGCCGCGTCCGGGTTTGCGAGCATTACTACCGGGACGCTGAGGGCTGGAAGTATTGCATCTTCACCAAGGCGGGCTTTGTAGTCGAGCCGCAGCCTTCGCCTTACCTTGGCGACGACGACCAGCCTGAATGCCCGATCAAGGCAATCTCGCTTTACGTTGACCGCGATAACAACCGCTACGGCGAAGTGCAGGCTATGATTAGCCCGCAAGATGAGATCAACAAGCGCCGGTCGAAGTCGCTGCATACGGTCAATACCCGGCAGGTTCGCGTATCGCCTAACGTGGCGCAGAACGCCGATGATGTGCGCAAGGAGCTTGCTAAGCCTGATGGTGTATTCATCGGCGAGGCTGGCGACGTAGAAATTCTGCAAACGTCCGACATGCTGATGGGCAATCTCAACCTGATGGTTGACGCCCGCGATCATATCCACCGCACTGGCGTCAATAGCGCAATGGCGGGCAAGGACACTGGCGGGCAGTCAGGCAAGGCTATCGCGTTGCAGCAGATGGGCGGCATGACGGAAGCCGCTGACTATCTGGACGCAATCCGCCGCTTGTCGCTGATGGTCTATCGTTCGGTGTGGTGCCGCATTCGCCAGTTCTGGAAAGAAGAACGCTGGATCCGCGTTACCGACAACGAGATGAACGTCCGGTTCGTCGGGCTTAACCGACCTGTGACCATGCTGGAAGCCGCTGCCAAGCAGATGGGTGTGACCGAAGAAACCATGCCGCAGATGATGCAGGCCGCACAGCAGGGCGACCCGCAGGCCGCACAGATGCTTGCCCAGCTTCAGGCGCTGAAGGCTGATCCCCGGTCGCAAATGCCGGTGGCTTATGAAAACAGCGTAACCGAGCTAGACGTTGACATTGTAGTCGATGAGGGCGTTGACACCCCGACGATCCAGGCTGAGCAGTTTGACGTTGTGGCAAAGATGCTGCCCGGCGCGCCGCCGAACCTTCAGCCGATCCTGTGGGAAGCCTTGCTTGCCAACTCGGCCTTCAAGGACAAGGAAAAGGCGCTCGAAGCCCTGCGCCAACCGCCTGACCCGGCGATGATGCAGCAGCAGGAATTGGCGATGGCCGGTGCGCAGGCGCAGGTTGAGGAAACCCAGAGCAAGACGGTCCTTAACTACGCCAAGGCCGAAGAGACACAGGCCGGCGTTGCCCTGAACGCGATGCAAGCCGGTATGCAGTCGGTCAATGCCCCAGCCTGACGCATTAACGGCGGTCGAGAGCTGGCCGCGCTTTTACGAGGCTGAGATTATTGAGGACGGGAAGGCATTAGCCATCCTGGTGCGCGAGTTTGACGGCTCGTTTAGTGCCATTCGCATTGCGATTGAGCAGGTGGCAGATTGATGGACCGCGAAACCATGCTGGCCGACATTTGGGCGCTGATGCAGGGCCGAATGAGCGAGGCCGACCGTGCCGCCATTTGGGCGCGCTATGGCGACGAGATCAAGGCCAGGATTGCCACGAAAGCCGAAGCCAATGGCTGGCGGCGCGATGGCAAGGGTTGGGTCAAGTGAAACTTACCGGATACCGCGCTTTTCTCTTGGGGACCGCGCAAGACCGACTGCCTGTTAGGGGCATTTGGTTCACAGTTCAACGTCGTGACGACGTAGAAGCCGCCGCCGGGTCAACGGGCGTATCTGAGCCGCCGCCGGGCCTAACGGGCGTATGTGAGAGCAATGGAACAGACACCGCTTGAGGACTTCTTCAACGACGATCCCGATACCGCCGAAGTAGCCGAAACCCCACAGGTAGAGGACACCGGCCCACCCCGTGACGAACACGGGCGATTTGCACCCAAGGAAACGGGCGATACTGCACCGGAACCGGAAACGGATCCCGCCGCAGAGGTGCCGCCGACCAACCAAGGACTGCCGCCCGAGACGTTTAAGGGGCTGAAAGAGGAACGGGAAAAGCGCCAGAGGCTTGAGCAGGAACTGGAAGCTCTTAAGCAGCAAATTCAGGCCGCACAGCAACCCAAGGAACCACCTGCACCGCCTCCCTCAATATGGGAGGACGAACAGGCTTACGGCGGACATATCGTTTCCACCGCAGTGCAGCAGGCAAATATGAATGCCGTGCTGAACATGTCGGAAATGCTCAACCGCCGCGAGAAGCAGGACTTCGACGATATGAAGGGCAAGTTCCTTCAGATGGCCGAACTTAACCCTGCCTTGGCACAACAGGCCCTTAGTGACCCCGACCCGTGGGGCAAGGCTTACCAGATCGCCAAGAACGCGGCGACGATGGAAGAGCTTGGGGCGACTGACCTCGAAACGCTGAAGGCCAAACTGCGCGAGGAACTGATGGCAGAACAGCAGGCAATCCCTGCCCCTGCAATCGGCCTCCCGCCGTCACTCTCAACCGCCCGCAA